TGATAAAGCCTATGTGGCAGGATTTTTTGGTGAGGAGCGCAAGAAATGATGAATCGTGGAACGATGAGTTTTCAAGTTTCAACACCTCCAGAAAGGACAAGTGATATGAGTTTATACGAGAACATCAGAAACCGCAGAGAAAGCGGAAAGCCTATGCGAAAAAAAGGTGCAAAGGGTGCCCCTAGCGACCAAGACTTTGTTAATGCGGCTAAGACGGCTAAAAAACCAAAAGGCATGATGAATGGCGGGATGGTTAAAAAAGGATATAAGAACGGTGGCTGCGTGATGGCGGGCCGCGGTGTCCGTGACACGAAGATGGGATAAATAGATGACAACATCTGGTTCAAGAGATTTCAATCTCGATGTCGCTGAGATAATCGAGGAAGCGTATGAGCGGTGCGGGCTAGAGGTTCGCACTGGGTACGACGCCCGTACAGCACGTCGATCACTGAACTTGATGTTTGCAGAGTGGGCGAACCGAGGTCTAAACCTGTGGACCGTCAAACATGCGTTTTTCACTGTGACACAGGGCGTGTCAGAGCATACTCTGGAGTCAGAGGTTGTAGACTTGTTGGACGTTGTGCTGCGAAGAGACAACACGGACTATGAGATTCAACGGATTAGCCGTGGTGATTACGCTACGTTGCCTAACAAAACCACTCAGGGGAGACCGAGCCAGTTTTGGCTGGACCGTCAGATCGCTCCCAAGTTACATCTCTGGCCTGTTCCGGAGAACTCCACAGATCAGATCAGATACTACTATGTGCGTAGGATCGAGGATGCGGATGACTTGGTGAACACAACAGACATGCCGTTCCGGTTCTATCCCTGTATGGTGTCGGGCTTGGCATACTACATGGCGATCAAACGGGCCCCAGACCGGATTCAAATGCTAAAGACTATCTACGAAGAAGAGTTCCAACGCGCTGCGGACGAAGATCAGGGACGTACTCCGTTGAGACTGCAACCTAGTCTAGCTTATTTGAGGGTCTAATGCCTTACGCAGCGGGAAAGAATGCTTGGGGAATATCTGATCGGTCTGGTCGCCGTTACCGTCTTCGTGAGATGAAGGTGGAGTGGACGGGAGCCAAGGTTGGCCCTGACGAGTTCGAGACTAAGCAGCCTCAGTTGTACCCGCCCCAAGCTTTCCCAGATCCACAAGCCTTGATGAACCCTAGACCAGAGACTGGTCTAGCAGAGCAACGGGCGTTACAGTGGGGGTGGAACCCTGTCGGGTTTTACGAGATACCTGGTATAACACCTCCTAGTAACCTACAGGCAGTTGGTTCTGTAGGGCAAGTAGTTATAGGCTCCCCTGCAAGTGATGTTGTAGGAGGAGTTAAAGCAACAGGAGGTGTTGGGATTGTAACAGTTGATGTGGCTCCAACATTTGACAGCACATCAATTACATTAGACTCAACAACAGATACTTTTGATGAAGGATAGGGCATGACTTTACAGACAGTTGGCGTTGGCAGTAGCGCAAATGATGGCACAGGCGATACACTGCGCACTGGTGCTACAAAAATAAATGCAAACTTTTCTGAAATATACACGGCTATAGGTAACGGCACTGCCTTGACCACCATAATTGACGGGAACGGCCTTATAAACGTGAGTTCTGGGGCGAACATAATTGTGTTCTACTATGCGAACTTGAGTGATTTACCCAGTGCGGGCTCGTATCATGGCGCAGTGGCGCATGTTCACTCGACAGGCGGATTATATTTTGCGCATGGTGGTGGGTGGATTCGGTTAAATGATGAGACAACGGGGCCTGTAACTAAATATACTGCGGGCACAAACGGATCCTCTGCTTATACTTTTACTGGGCCAGGCGCTACATCAGGCGATAACCCAAACTTTACTTTCTATAAAGGACACACGTATCTTTTAGATAACTCTGCTAATGTGGGAAGTCATCCTTTGCAAATAAGAACAGCATCAGGAGGATCTGCCTTTACAACTGGAGTTACTGATAATTACAATTCAACCACAGGTTTAACCCAGTTTATAGTGCCGCACGAACCGTCTGACAGTTCTTTAGTCTATCAATGCACCATACATTCGAGTATGGTCGGAAACATAACAATAGTGTGATCTCGGAGTAGTAACGGTGGTAACGACATGAGTTTTACATACGACCAGCTAAAACAAGCGGTTCAAGATTATACTGACAACGACGAAACGTCTTTTGTGACGAACATTCCTTTGTTTATACGTCAGGCAGAAGAGCGTATCGTAAAAAACGTGCAACTCAGTCTGTTCCGGAAGAACTCTACTGCGTCCACAACCGCGGACAACCCTTATCTGGCGATGCCCTCGGATTATTTGGCTCCTTTTTCTTTGAGCCTTCGCGGCCCAGACGGGGACAGGTTCTTTCTTGACTTCAAAGACGTGAACTTTTTGCAAGCGTACACTCCAGATGACACTACTACTGGAGCGCCCCGGTACTATTCTGTGTTCGATGTAACCAACTTCTTGCTTGCACCTACACCAAATGCTCCTGCGGTTGGGGCGGATTACACTGCGGAGATTCATTACTTCTATCGCCCTCAAAGTTTAACGGCGGGTTCGGGAAGCGGAACTTCTTGGCTAAGTATCAACGCTCAGATGGCTTTGCTGTACGGCGCTTTGATCGAAGCTTACATCTACATGAAGGGTGAGCAGGACGTTCTCGCCATGTACAATACCCGCTTCCAAGAAGCTCTTATCGGTGTTAAGATGCTCGGAGAAGCTAAAGAAGTGACCGATGAGTACCGCACAGGTCAGGTGATTAGGGCGAGGCAATGAGCGCGAGTTTAAAGTTAAGTGTACCGCAAACGGAAAATGTGGTATCGGTAAGAACATCAAGTCATCGAGGCTTCACGCCTGAAGAGCTTGCAGCAGAATGTGTAGGAAAGATCATATCCGTTTCGGACACTGCGTTGCCCGGAATACGCGATCAAGCCCGTGCTTTCGGAAAGAACATGGAAACGCTAGTAGCATCTTATATGCGTCAAGCAATCCAAAGTGATCGGACTACGGTCTTTAACGCAATAGTGGATGCTGGTCATCCTCAACTGGCTGAACTTATAAGGAGACTTTGATATGGCCTTTACCGGAAACTTTATGTGTACATCGTTCAAGCGAGGACTGATGGAAGCAAAGCACAATTTTTTAGCATCAGGCGGGGACACGTTCAAGTTAGCTCTGTACGACAATAGTGCGTCTTTCACGGCGGCGACTACAGACTATACTTCCACGAACGAGGTCGCCAACTCTGGGACGTATGCGGCTGGCGGCGGCGCGTTGACAAACGTAAACCCATCTCAGCCTTCCACTACCGTGGCGATAACGAGTTTTGGTGTACTTACTTTCACCTCTGCGACAATAACGGCTCGTGGCGCGTTGATCTACAACACTACAGCAGGAGCGGGTACGGGCACCACAGATTCCGTTATCGTTCTAGACTTTGGCTCTAACAAATCCTCCACCGCGGGTGACTTCCAAATCACCTTCCCAACGGCGAACGCTTCGCAGGCAATTATCCGTCTAGAGTAACATAAAGTTTACGGAGAGTAGTATGGCGTTAGTTGTTAAAGACCGTGTTAAAGAAAGTACCACTACAACGGGTACGGGTACGTTAACTTTGGGTGGAGCCTTTGCGGGTTTTCAAGCCTTTTCTTCTGCGTTGTCTAACGCCGATACAACGTACTATGCTTTATTTGAAAGCAGTACGGGCAACTGGGAAGTTGGATTAGGCACCTTCACTGCTTCTGGAACCACGCTTGCTCGAACGACTGTTTTAGCAAGCTCAAACTCGGGATCTGCGATAAATCTTACCGCTGCGGCGGAAGTCTTTATTACGCAGCCAGCGAGTAAAGCAGCGTATTTTGACAACTCTGGGGATCTACTTCTTACTCAAGATCCGACCTCTAATCTCCAAGCCGCAACGAAACAGTACGTTGACACGATTGCTGCGGCGGGGATTCATTACCACCAGCCTGTTCGCTGCGAAACAACGGCAAACCTGAACGCAACGTATAACAACGGTGCATCTGGTGTGGGTGCGACACTGACAAACGCGGGGACTCAAGCGGCGCTTGTTTTAGACGGAGTTTCGGTTTCAGCCACGAATCGTGTTATGGTTCAAGATCAAACGACCAAAGCCTACAACGGGGTATACACAGTTACTACGGTTGGCTCCGCCAGTACAAACTGGGTGCTTACCCGTGCTACTGACGCCGACAGCTACGCCCCTAGTGATCCGGACACCTTGGGTGAAGGAGACGCTTTCTTCGTCACAGAAGGCACCGTTCACGGCGGTGAGCTAGACGTAATGACAACCTCTGGGGTTATTACATTTGGCACTACGAACATTGTATTTGCCTTGGTATCGGACGCTCCAATTTACACCGCAGGCAACGGGCTTACACTTACTGGCACCAGTTTTGCTGCGGGGGCCGGAACTGGGGTTACTGTCAACGCCAACAGTATAGCTATCGGGCAAGATGTAGGCACAAGCAGCAACGTCACATTTGGTCAAGTGACTGCCGCGCTGGTCGGAGATGTCACGGGAGATGTCACGGGAGATGTCACGGGAAATGCTGACACAGCTACAGCCCTTGAAACCGCACGGACTATTGGCGGGGTGTCCTTCAACGGGACTGCCAACATCAGTTTACCGGGGGTAAACACCGCAGGTAACCAAGACACGTCTGGGACCGCCGCCACAGCTACAGCCTTGGCGACAGGGCGTCAGATAAGCTTGACGGGAGATGTCACAGGAACGTCTGCATCCTTCAACGGGACTGGTAACGTAAGCATCTCTGCGACGATAGCCGCGAACTCTGTTGCGTTGGGAACGGATACGACCGGGAACTACGTCAACAACGTAACCGCTGGGGCCTTGGTGGATATATCTGGCACTGCGGGGGAAGGGTGGTCACCTACTGTTGCTGTTGATTTAAGCGAACTCACAGCATCTTCCTCCAATGCGGACGGAGATTACTTCGTTGTTTTAGACACATCGGACGCTCAAAAGAAGCTTGTTAAGGGCAACATCAACGTCAGCGGTTTTAACAACGACGCGGGTTACGGCGTAGGAGACATTACAGGAGTGACTGCGGGGACGTATGTTACTGGCGGCGGCACTTCTGGCACAGTTACAGTTAACGTAGACGCCACATCTGCCAACACTGCGTCGAAAGTTGTGGCTCGTGATGGGTCAGGGAACTTTTCGGCGGGGACGATTACGGCGGCTCTGACTGGAACGGCCAGCAATGCGGCGTTACTAGACAGTTACGACTCAAGCCAGACTGAGAGTGGCAACACAGTGGCTGTGCGAACCTCAGCAGGATACCTTAATGCCAACTATTTCAACGGCTCTGGCACATTCTCTACCTCTGGCGCTAGTTCTGGAATGAGTAATTTCACAGGCAATAATGGAAGTGACAACTATGGTCGTTCCTACAATGCCGCCGCTGCTAGGACACTGCTTAACGTAGCTGACGGTGCAAACAACATCACCAACAACAACCAGCTAACTAACGGCGCTGGTTATACAACGTACACGGCAAACCAAGCTGTGGGTACAACCAGCACCCCTACGTTTGGAGATGTCTATAACAACGGTTGGTTCCGAAACAATGCTGCTAACGAGGGTCTGTATAATCAAGCTACAGCCAACCATTGGTCTTCTAGCAACCAATCTACATGGGTGGCTAGGAACGATGGAACCTACAATAAAATAGAATTACAGACGAGTGGCACGGCCACTCGTGGTTCTATCTATGCAAATAACAATAGTCAGATTGGCTTTTTAGACAAGGATGGCGACTGGGCAATTCAGCACATCGATTCCGCTGGCACAAAGTTCTACATTGACGACGTTATTCACATGGATCTTACCACCACTGCTCTGAACCTGTACAGTGGCTCACTGCGTGAAAGATATGTCGCACTATCAGGAACAACACCGACCTGTAATGTAGGCTTAGGCGGCATGTTTAGTCTAACACTGACAGGCAACACCACGTTTTCTTTTAGCAATGCTACAAATAATTTTAGTGCAGGTTTTATTCTACAGCTAACAGGCAACGGCTCAACAGTCACGTGGCCCTCAGGTGTTGATTGGGCTGGCGGTACAGCACCTGATGCTCCTGGAGGTGGCGAGACCAATCTTTATGTCTTTGTAAGCAGAGACGGTGGCACTAATTGGATCGGCGTCCTATCAGCAGCAGCGTATGCGTAGGGAAATAATATGAGCGGCAATGCTAAAACACTACTTCTGTCTGGGGTTGCTCCTGCTCTCCCGCCAACTCCAGATCCTGCTGGGATAGACATCTCAGGTATTTCAGTTGCGGAAATAACGGCCCCGTTTAATATCCACGACGTTCAGTGGAATAACGACGGTACTTGGATTTCGGGTATTTTACGAGGCTCAAGTACCAGCGCCTTGGTTTCGTGGCCTTTATCCACGGCGTATGACCTCACTACCGCAGGCACAATGGTGCAGACAAATAACCTACTTGCATCAAGCTCTTTTAGATGGAATGCCAACGGTACTGCGATATTGATAAAGTGGTATCAGACTATGGTATTTCGCACGTACGCCTGCTCTACCGCATGGAACCCGTCAACTATTTCTTCTGGGTACACGACATACAATGCTCAATCTTCGGGCGCGCAATATATGGTCGGTCAAACTCACAATAATTACACCGGACACTTCACGGCTAAACCCGACTGGAACCAGTGGTACTTTGGTGTTTATGGTGACAAAGTTACAATGTACAAGTCTTCGGGAGGGGTTCCAAATAACGCAGCGGCTAGTACAACTCAAACCTCTAACTTCATGCAATTAAACGTAGGCTCATACTCTACCTACGGGGGGAATGGCTCACCAAATGCAATCACCATCGCGGATTCAAGCAACGTGTTTATGGGAGGCAGCTATGATAGGAGAGTATCTACTTGGAGCATTGGGCTAACTAACGAACTTGGGGTTGTAAACTTTTCTACCCTGAAAACTAACAACCAAGGAATACAGAACACGCCTTATGTTCTCGGTGGGCGTATTCAAAATAACGGAACTAAATTGTTTATCCCAGACAACTGGGGTAATACATTAAAAGGTTGCACATTAAGCACCGCATGGGATGTGACCACGCAAGGGACGGCGGAAACTTCCCCGAGTATTAATTCTCAAGAGGCCTACGTCAGCGACATGTTTTTTGAGCCGGGAGGTAATTACGTTCAGTACACTGGTACTGGGAGCGACAAAGTATGGCGTCACTATGTTAGTTCGGCGTGGAACGTGTCCACCATGTCCTCTTCTCCCTCCCAGTCCTCCGTGTCTCTAGGCATCGATATCCGCAGTTTTACTTATGCGAACAGCGGCTACAAACTTTATGTTGTCGATAACAGTCCAGACACAATAAAACAGTACAATTGTTCCACGGCGTATCGCCCAGACACTGCGACTCTTTCAACCAGCGTAGACCTTAATGCGCCCGTTGAATATGGTACGAATGCTTACATTAATCTTTTCGGCATATCGGTTATGGATAACGGCACGAAGTTGTGGGTCAACGATTATGCCGCCGACAACATCTTGGGGTTTAAGATGACCTCCGCGCACAATGTGTCAACGATAGTCCCTGATAAATGGCATCAAAATGCCACGAGCACTAATGCCTCAGTCCGAGGTATAGAGTTCAAATCTGATGGCACGAAGATGATCGTAAACGAAGGCGGGTTCTTACGGCAATACAACCTTTCCACGGCTTGGGATGTCAGTTCTCATACTATGGGGAGTGCGACTACGTCGTTGAACACTGGTTCAGGTTACGGGCTTGCGATTAACAGCAGCGGCACAAAGATTGCTCACACCAAAGGGAGCGCAAACGCCAACACAAAAATTACGGCGCAAACGCTTTCCACGCCTTGGGACTTGTCCACTGCCTCTACGCCAATGCCCTCGGACGCTCTATCTATGATCGGGGTTTTACAGTTTAAGTTTATAAAAGATGGGACACAGCTTTACGGGCTTGTTCAAGACACCTACCCATACAACGACCACGCCGTGATTCGCCGCTGGGCGCTTTCCACGGCTTGGGATCTGTCTACAGCTACTTTACAGAGTGACACATATTCCCCAACTTATGGTGGGGTTGGGGTCGAAGGAACTATCGACCTCGATGTTTCCCCAGACGGGACTGTATTAACCTATTCTTCCAACTATTACGATGACACATACGCAGAAAAAACGGTGCGATCCCAAGTCATGTCTACTCCGAACAATTTGTCTACGATGGGAACAACGTTGCAGACGTCAGCAGCGAGTGACTCCTATAATTACACTTTAGCTGTGGACGGAGACGGGGGGAAGGTTTATCTTATCGGCGGGAACTACGAACAATTCGCAAGTTTTAGTAACAACGGGACCGCTTACAGGTGGTCTGGGTCTCAGACATATACAGGGTTCGACATCTCAAATTTGCCTGCGTACTACCCGCAGACCGCTCGATTTAACACCTCCGGGTCTAAAATATGGGTTCATACGCGTAATACTGATAGGATTTACGCTTTCCCTCTCACGGATTATTACGATGTTGCTTCGGCAAGTGTCAACTCAAACGCGTATGTGAGTACAACTGGCACCTTAATGCAGGATTTTAATTCGTTTGACATTGGTGACAATGATTCAAAGTTCTTTTTCCTAACAGGTGGTGTACTTTACACTGCTGCTTTAAGCTAGTGGAGTAACAGCATGCAGTACATAAATATAGAGACTGGGGTAATTAAATCAAAGAGCGAGTGGAAAGCCTTCCACTCCAACACGTCTTTTCCGAGAGAGTGGGGCGAAGATCTTCTTGTTTCGCTGGGCCTTGCGCGTGTACATTCAGTTGCACCTCCAAACAACGATGACTTTTTAAAAGAAGTCGTTTTTGATTCGGTTAGGTACAGCGAAGAGAACCAGCGGTACGAAGACGTATGGATTGTTCGTGATCGGTACGAGACTGAAGACGAGAAAGAACAGATTTACGCTACCGAAAAGGCCACTTTAATTGCCAAATTTACGGGAAGGCAAAAGAAAGAGTTGGCGGCTACCGATTGGGCTGTTATCAAAGCTCAAGAAACTGGAGCCCCGATCCCTGGAAAATACTCAGTGTATCGATCCGCACTTCGTGATATAACAAGTCATCGTGACTGGCCGTTTATAGAAGAAGCTGATTGGCCTACACTGTAACGCCGTGAGGGGTACGAAATGTTTGGCATAACATCTTTTTCTGAAGCACCATTCAGTGATCTCGGCAGAAAAGATGCGGCGGTCACTCTTGTAGGCGTGGGTTCCGCTGGTGAAGTCTCCTCTGGTGTTGCTAGAAGCCTTATCAATGTGCTCGTTGTGGCTCCGACTCCGGCTGTTGGCAGGCTCGGTAGTGTAATCATACCTAACGAAAGCGTAGGCCCGATAGGCGTGTCCGGCACGGGCGAAGTTGGCACTGGTACAGCAGTGTCTGGCGGTGCCGCAGTAGATGCGTTGGCCCCGAGTGCCGCGGTTGGCGCGGTTGGCACTGGCACAACAGTAGCTGGAAACGCAGAGTTTACTTTAGGAGACGGTGTCCCCGGCACGGGCGAAGTTGGCACCGGAACGGTAGTGAGAGCCGATGCAAACGTAGTTATTGCAAACGCGGCATCTGCCACGGGCGAAGTTGGCACCGGAACAGTGGTGAAAGCCGACGCAGCGGTAACCATTGCAAACGCGGCATCTGCCACAGGTGCGATAACACCGTTCCTTGCAGTAATAGTCACGGGAAGCGCGGAGATCTCGGCTACAGCGCCGACTCCGGCGACTGGTGAAGTTGGCACTGGAACAACTGTTCAAGTTGTTACTCCGGTAAACCCAACGGCACCGACTCCGGCGGTCGGCGAGGTCGGCACTGGGACGGTAGTTAAAGCCAACACTAATGTTTCCCCCGAAGGCGTATTCGGCACGGGCAAAGTGTCAAAAGTCACTATCTGGGGAAGGATTGTGCCAAACCCCGGAACAAGCTATACTGAAATTGTACCCGGTCCACAAACCATATGGACTCCCATTGCAGCATAAAGGTTAGATAAATGCCTAGTTCATACACAACAAACGGTGGCCTAGAGCGGATCGCCACGGGCGAACAGTCTGGAACGTGGGGTAACACCACAAACACTAACTTCGATATTGTAGACCGTTTGACGAGTGGGGTGGGAACAATCGACCTGTCCTCCTCGGGCGCGGCGCATACTTTGACAACCATTAACGGGACACTCTCGGACGGGATGTACAAGGTTTTAGTTTTATCGGGCGCTACTGAAGCGTGTACTATTACTGTATCACCCAATGACGCAGAAAAGTTGTACTTCATTGACAACAATTCGGGCTATGCTTGCACGTTTTCTCAAGGTTCCGGGGCCAACGTTGCCGTTTCCAACGGGGCCACAGCTATAGTGTACTGCAACGGCGTGGGATCAGCGTCAGCAGTTGTTGATTTAATTACAGCGACAAACCTCACAGGCTATTTGCAGGCATCAAACAACCTTTCTGATGTTGCTAGCGCAGTCACCGCCCTAACTAATTTGGGGTTGACTGCAACGGCGGCGGAAATAAACTATAACGACATAACAACTTTGGGTACGTCTCAAGCCTCTAAGGTTGTTACGGCTGATGCCAACGGGGATGTGCTTCTTTCCGAAGAGTTGAAGGCGAAGTCATACAATGAAACGTATGCCACTGGTTCCTCCTCGAGTAATGCTCTCACATTGGATCTTGAAACAGGCAACGTGTTCCAAACCACTCTTACGGAGAACATCACCACTCTGACCCTCGGCAACCCTCCTGCAAGTGGCACAGCATACGGCTTTGTTTTGCGCATTGTTCAGGGTGCGTCCGGTTTCACCGTTACTTGGCCCAGCAGCATAAAATGGTCTGGGGGCTTCGCCCCAGTTGTTTCTACGGGTTCGGGTGACATTGACGTGTATGGGTTTTTCACGACAGACGCGGGCACTAATTGGTACGGCTTTACGGCAGGTCAGGACATGAGCTAATGAGTTTTATCACACAGCTTCTTATGCAAGGAACTTTTGGTAGCCCCGGATGGGGGAATATCTCGGACATGTCGTGGTCAGGTTCCACGGCTGCACCCATATCTGATTACTACGATATTTTATCTGCCGACATCGGTGGGCAAATCCCCACTGCGTTTTATCTTAGGTCGGACGGAACAATGTTCTTCACTGGGGACACAAATGAGGCTGTACGCCGTTGGGATATGAGCACTCCTTTCGACCTCACCACCGCCAGCTACTACGGTTCTGTGGGAGGTATAGCTGGGTATGATAACCTACTCGCGGGTGTGTTTTTCGAGCCTGATGGAACTAATCTCTTCATGATCGGGAACCAGAACAATAAGATATACCGCCGCCCTATGACGACCCCTTGGACTTCACAGAACAACAATACCCCAGAGAATGACTCTGTCACCGGGTCCGCTAAAAGCGGTCTTTTCTTCAGACCCGATGGGCTCCGGTTTTATTTCACTACGACTTCAATAATCAATACTAATACAACCAGCAACCGTGTGTACCAATATGACTGCGGCGGGGCTTGGTCTGTAAACAGCGTTTCCTCGGCGGGGTCTACGAGCCAAACATTTACCCACTCCAACGGGCAGTACGAACCTTTCAAGTCAGTTGATTTTAGCCCTGACGGCACAAAAATGTACGTCGTCAGGGAAGTTTCCAGCGCAAATAACGTTATGATGCAGTACCCGTTAGCTTCCGCATGGAATGTCACTACTGCTGGAACTGCTACAAGTGTTACGTTGCCCACTGACTTGGCAAGCGCAACAAATATGCGGATGAAGCAGGACGGTACGGCAGCTTTTCTGCTTGATCGTGTAACTAATGGGAATGTCTTTAGAATAGGATACTCATAATGCCTCTTACAAAACTACTGTTTAAACCGGGTGTGAATCGAGAGACAACGTCTTACTCGAATGAAGGCGGTTGGTTTGACGTAGACAAGGTGCGGTTTAGGTTTGGGTTCCCCGAAAAAATTGGCGGCTGGATCAAGCGTTCAGCAAGCTCTTTTCTAGGGACGTGCCGTGCGTTGCATCCTTGGATGACTTTATCGCAGGATAAATTTATCGGAGTGGGTACAAACCTAAAGTATTACATAGACCAAGGCGGGGAGTTCATCGACATAACTCCGCTTAGATTGACCGCGGGGGCAGGAGACGCAACGTTTTCAGCGTCTAACGGGGACGCTACAGTTACGGTAACTGAAACAGCGCACGGCGCAGTCAAGTCAGACTTTGTAACGTTTAGTGCGGCGGTATCTCTTGGCGGGAACATTACGGCAGCGCGACTGAACCAAGAGTATCAGATAGCTACCATTGTTGACGATAACAACTTTACCATTGAAGCACGGGAGGTAGCGGATCTCGGAGCCATCACTGTGGACGGACAGTACACGCCTACCCCTGTTCTAGCAAGTGCTGGCGATACAGGCAACGGGGGGACTCTGACCGTAGCTGCGTATCAAGTTAATGTAGGTTTGGATACCACTGTATTCGGCAACGGCTGGGGTGCGGGTACATGGGGCCGTGGCACATGGGGCTCTGCGGCGAATGTAAATGTTCTTACGGAAACTCTACGCATATGGTCTCACGACAACTTTGGACAAGACCTGTTGATTAACGTCCGAGATGGCGGGGTGTACTACTGGGACGCGGCGGTTGGTCTAGGGACACGCGCTGTTAACATCGTTGATCTAGCTGGGTCTGTCTCGGCTCCTACTATCGCCAAACAAGTTTTGGTTTCTGACAGAGATCGGCACGTTATTGTTTTCGGCTGTGACACGGAGAGCAATCCGGGGGTTCAAGATCCCTTGGCTATTCGGTTCTCGTCTCAGGAATCCTTGACGGACTGGGCTACGTCCGCGGATAACACCGCGGGAGAATTGCGCCTTGGCTCTGGCTCCGAGATTGTTACTGCGGTAGAAACGAAACAGCAGATTCTGGTGTACACAGACGAATCGTTGTACGCTATGCAGTTCTTGGGCCCACCGTTCACATTCGGGATAAACCTGATCTCTGAAAAAACATCGATCATGGGGCCTCTGGCCGCAGTTGCGGTTGAGGACAACGTGTTTTGGATGGGCCAGCAACAGTTCTTCGCTTTTGCGGGTACTGTACAGCAAATACCATGCACTGTTCGTGACTATGTGTTTGACAACTTTAACTACTCTCAGACGGAGAAAGTTATTGCTTCAGTCAACGGACAGAACTCTGAGGTGTGGTGGTTCTACCCGTCTGCATCCAGTGAAAATGTAGATAAGTACGTTGTCTACAACTACATAGAGCAAGTGTGGTACTATGGAAATCTAGCTCGGACAGCGTGGATGGATCAGGGTATTTACGACGATCCTATCGCTGCCTCTCAAGACGGATATCTGTACGAGCATGAGCTAGGTTTTGATGACGGTTCAACAACGCCTGCCACCGCTATTTCTGCGTATATAGAGTCGAGTCAAGTGGACATTGGTGATGGGGATAACTTTGCTTTCATAAGTCGCTTAGTTCCTGATGTAACGTTTCTAAACTCGACTGCATCCACACCTTCTGCCACTATGACGTTAAAAACTAGGAACTTCCCTGGCGGAAACTATCTTCAAACGTTGGGAACTCCTGTGGAAAAAACGGCTTCTGCCCCTGTAGAGCAGTTTACACAAAAGATTGATGTCCGATTGCGGGGTCGAAGTTTTGCTTTCCGCATGTCGTCGGAAGACACCGGGGTTAGCTGGCGGCTTGGCTCTCCAAGGCTAGACATTCGTCCTGACGGGAGAAGATAGTGGCTCGGAATTTAGTACGTCCGTTTTTTTCGGTTCCTCCTGCGCAGTACAGCCAGCAATACTTTGCAAATTTAACGCAGAGTTTTTCTGTCTACATGGAGCAGCAAGGAAACCCTGGAGAAGACCGAGCTACAAATCTTACGATAACGAGTTTACAAGAAGATGATTTCGGGCTTGAAACAGGAGCCTTGTTTCAGAGCAACGGATTTGTTAAGATAACTTTGAGCAACAGCCCTAACTTGCGCGGTTCCGCTGGTACAGGCAAAGTCGGACAGGTAACGGTGGCGGTCACATGACAAATAAAACTGAAGATACCCCTAAGAAAGAACAGCAAGTTAATGTAACAGTTGCTGTTGTCGCTCCATCGCCTGCGAAAGGAGACTCGTAATGTCCAACGCTGAAATGGATAAGCCCAAGAGCAATTTGTTCGGAGACGCTGGAGATCTGATCAAAACGGGTGTGTCTCTCTGGGCAGGAATAACCGGGGGTCCGGGCGGCTATGCTGCTGCGCAGGCTTTAATGGGGCTGGCCGAAGGACAGAGTCTTGGCGATTCCGTGAATGCGGGTCTCAGCGGGTTTTTTAACGCATCGACCATAGGTCCAGTAGGTTCCGCACTCATGGGGAATATGGGCGGTGGTTCTGGCGGCAGTGCTGAGAGTATGGGGCTCAATAGTTTCTTGAAGTCCATGGACACAGAAGAAGGCCAACAGCGAGTGTTGCAAAACGCTATACTGGGTGGAGTTATGGGCGGAAAATCCCAAGCCATGCAGATGGGGCTTGCGTCGATTCTAAATCCTAGTCTCAACGTTGATGGAAGAGCCGTGATGACCGAGTTGTTTAAGAATCAAAACACGGTTCGAGATGATGAATTGATGACGCCCGCCCAACAGGCGTCGATGTCCACTGGTGAGCGCACAACCTACGACGGGACAGTTTTGCCTGGGACACCCAGAGTTAAGATGTCCGCGATGGGTGGTATGATCGAGGGCCCCGGCACTGGGACCAGTGATTCAATACCTGCTACAATCTTCCAAAACGGGGGCCCTGTTCAAGAGGCCCGACTTTCTGACGGAGAGTTCGTTATGACTGCGGATGCAGTTCGCGGAGCGGGTGGCGGGGACCGAGATGCCGGAGCGGCCAACATGTATAAAATGATGAATCGGCTTGAGGGAGTAGCATAATGGTAGATTCAGTTTCAAAAAGTATGCAGCTTCTTCCTGAGTACCAGGAGAACTATCTTAAAGACCTTCTTGCAAACGTGTTCAAGTATGACTCCGAAACAGACACAGTTTCGGGCATCGCAGCGGAAGACCCGTTGGAAGGCAAGCAGATATACCAGACGGCGGACGGCGGGACCACTCTAGATTCGGAGTTAGCGGCACTTAATGACGCTGGAAACCCGATAGAGTTGTACGAGTCTTTAGAAGGCGGTTTTACCGACAACTTTGAGCTAGCTGCGTTGGACCAGTACGGCCAGCCCCGGTTTGCTCTTGACGGCGGCGTTAATCGTCCCGAGGTTGCTGAGTTTACTGACGCACAACAGGAAGCTATTGACCGTCTAGTGGGGCGCGGCGACTTTGAAGGAATGATGGGCAGCTACGAGCCTTACTTAGAGTCAGCCGAAGGAGCTTTCCAGTCGGGGATGGACCTCGCGGGTTCTTCTACTGCGGTTTACGATCCGCAGGGACAGATTCAGTACGATACCGTAGACAATGGCGACGGCACTACCTCGCAAGTACCGAGGTTGGATGCGGAGGGTAATCCCGTCCGTGCCGGGGGTTACAAAGACTTCTACGATCCGTTTGTTGAGGATGTTATCGACGCCTCTTTTAAAGACATTGATCGGGCTGGAGTAGAAGCGGGCATGAATGCTAGCGCAGAAGCTATTGGCTCGGGAGCCTTCGGCGGTTCCCGTCGTGGCATCGTTGAGTCTGAGTTGCAGCGGAACATCCTAGACCAGAAAGCAAAAACTGGTTCTCAGCTTCGTTCCGCAGCCTACACTGGGGCACAGACTCAAGCACAGAGCGCATTCGAAAACCAGCAAAGCCGCGGGCAAAGCGCGGGACAATTGTTCCAGGGGCTTGGCACGGGCATGGGTGCGTTGGGCGAGGCTTCTCAAAACTTAGGTTTCACAGACATAAACACTCTGTTTAACACAGGCGCACTGGAGCAGAATCGAGAGCAACGGTCTTTGGACGTTCAACGCGCGGGCCAGTTGGAGAGCGCCTACGAGCCCTTTGCTAGGTTCTCCTACATGCGGGATATCTTGTCTGGTGTTCCATCGTCGGGCACTGGTCTGACTGCTACAGGGACACCCCAACCAAGTGCTGCGTCGAACATGTATACGAACAGCAACGTATACAGTTCCATGGGCGGTGGCTTGGGATCTATCAAGAACGTGAACGGAGCATAGCATGAATCAAGGTGGCATAAACAACCCCGCGTTAATTGGTGCATCGCAGCGTGAGGCTCGAACCAAACTGAATACGATGGCCGGGATTCAACAACCTGGTGGAATTATGGCTTCTTCTCCACAGTTGATGCAGGCGGCGATGCCGCGATCTCCTGCTCGCATGGTCGGCGCACCTATGGTTCCACCAGTGATGCCTGCTGCTCCTGCGATAGACAGCCTGCCTAACATACCTATGCCCACGACTGTTGATCCACGGTCCTTGAACCCTATGGCTTCGGCTGTCCCAACGGTTCCGCAGCCTGATTCTCCGACTACTCCTATGAAGTTCCAAGACGCTGGTCCCGTGGCTGTTAACCCACAGTTTGAAGGGTATTCAAACATGGGCGCACAAATTGGCGATAGAGCGAGAGCCTCTGTTGCTGCGGGGGGATCTAGCACTGTAGACATCACTCCCCTTAAAAAAGCTGCTTCGATCACAGGCAAACCTGCGGGGGGCGTGGACCTCGGTTTAGATTCCCCAGAGTTTATGGAAGCGATTAAAGGCCTGACGGAAGAGGGTGTGAACGATGCCCTCAAGTTTTTCGGCGGGCCAGCAGGCGTAGTCAAACGTGACCGTGAACTTGAGAATGGTCTAAGGGACGTGATGAGCGGGCGCGAAGCAACCCCAGCCAAGATTGCCGCCAAAACACTTGAACTTGCGGGAGTGCCCGACACTGCCGAAGGTAGGATGGATTTTGCAGAGACGCTTGGATTTGACACGACTGATATCGGGGCTCTTGACGACAAGATCATGGAAGTCTTGATGGCTGGTCAAAGCACCGACTTCCAGCAAGCGGTGCTCATGGGTCTTCAGAACTATAAGAGTACAGCAATGGCTCGTGCTTCTGCTGGATCGGGCAAATCGGGGATGTCTCCTCTTGAACCCTTTATAGACGCGGCTCGGGACTTGGCAGGGAAGATTGTAGCCGCGACGGGGAAAGATTTGGATGTCGCTTTTGCCGAAGCAGAGGCGGTTTTAAAGCCCTACTACACAAACACGGGAGCTAACGCCGCAAGCGGGAAGCCGCCCCCTCCCTCGGATGACATCGATGTCATCTTGGCAGAGGCTAAAGAAGCTATTCGTCTGCAACCTGAAAACGCAGAAGCCATTAAGAAACAAGCAATACAGTTGGGTGTTCCTGAAGGATCTTTGTAAATGGCCGAAAATCGTTTTCTGACCCCTCCAGTAACCAATCGTTTTTTGATTCCATCAGAAAACGACTCAAATGTAGCGGAGTTTTTGCCTGAGTTTTTGCAGGGAAGATTCGAGGGCAGCGCGATTCAAGAAATAGGCGAGGGCGTAGGTTCGGGGTTGATCGGCATTGGTGAAGGAGTCTTGGGCCTTGGAGCTCTTGCCTCGGACGCTATCGCTGGGACAGACCTCGCGGATAGCGTTACTGAGAAGGCTGAAGAACTTCGGGATTACTTGGGTCTTGACCCTGAAGGCATCCTCGGTAAAGGCGCTGAAGTTATTACTCAGTTTGTTGTTCCTGGTGTTGGTGTTGCGGGCAAAGTCGGCAAAGGCTTTATGAAAGCTCGTCAGCTTGCTGGTAAGACAGGTAAGCTTTCTAAAACTGAGCGGGCAAACCTTGCTTTGAAAGAGCTTGGCGCAGTTTCTGGCGTCGAGATGGCTGTCTCTGGTGACAACACCACTACAATAGGCGACTGGGTTGAGATGGGCCCGACCCAAACTACGGACTTGATCGGACTTGAGGGTACAGAAAA